CGGATGAGACGGCGAGTCAGTACGATGCTCAGTTGACGCTGGACAAGTTCAGGCATGGGGAGTGTGGGGTGACGTTCAAGGAGGACCGGGTGGGGTGGGATCCGGCGAGGGTCTGCTTCAAGGGGCGGGGATGAGTCACATCGACTGGATGTTCCGGGGTTATTCGCCCGCCGGTGGCGGGTGGAGGTGGCGATGCAACACCTGCGGGATCGTTGTCCCGGAGGAGAACATCGTCGCTGGCGCGCACGACTGCGCCACCTTCCATACCTGGGTCGAGCGGGACCCGGCGAGGGTCTGGAGTATTGACCGAGCGGTAGGTTGGGGCTAGGGTTCTGGGCATGTCATTGGTCAAGAAGCGTGAGAACCACCACCTCAAGGCGCTGATCAAGCGTCATCAGGTGAGCAAGGCGGGCGACCGCTTTCTGGATGAACTGAGGGCTGAGACGGGGCAGGCGAACGCCGTCCTTGTCGCTGCCATCATCGACCAGGCAGCGGAGGCTGCTCGGGTGTACGGGGCAACGGGGGCGGCTGCGCGGCTTGCTCGGTGGTTGCCTTGAACCTGCCCGAGGCGATGCCTGCGGACGACATCTCTGGGCCGCCGGTCACGCCGGCAGAGGCTGCGGAGGTGTGTGTCGTAGGGGCGTTGCAGCAGATCAAGGAAGCTGGCCTGGTCTTGGCGACGGACTCTCTGACGCTGGACCCGGCGAAGCTCTTCGCGAGTGCGGCGGCGACGTATGTGACGGTTCGGGACGAGGTCACGAAGCTGGCGATGTTCTACCAGAGCGCTGGCCGTCACGGGATGCCCCGCAAGCACATCCAGATCGCTCAGGTCGTTGGGGAGATGGGGCTTCGGCTGGCGAGGCCGGGGCACGACCTGAACAACCTGCTCTACGATGGGCAGGTTCTTCTGGACTCAGATCCTCGGATGGTGGAGTTCGGCCAGAACATGAAGATGTTCATGGAGACCTGCCACTTCTTGCTGCATGACCGGACGAAGAAGGCGGACCGGCCCAAGATCGTGCGGAGGTTCATCAATGCGCGATGACATGACCGGCTTCAACGCCGTCTCTTGGCGGAAGATGCTCGACAAGTTCGAGCAGGGGTGGAGCATCAGCCACGCGGCGAAGAGTGCGAAGCTGGACCCGTACAAGGTGCGTCGTTGGCTGAAGATGGGACAGCGGGAGGTCCGCACGGCGGCGGCGGACTTCTACGAGGACTACCTGACGGCGTGCCAGATTCGGAAGGACTGGCTGGTGGACCAGCTTGTCCATGTTCACGGCAAGAAGAGCTATCAGGCCATCGTGAAGGTGCTGATGGCGGAGTTCCCGGAGTACCGGGACCGTGCGCGGCTGTCGGCGGATGCTCAGGCGCAGGTCGACAAGGCCACCGTCGAGAAGGCGCAGGCCGAGGTGGCGTGGATGCGGGCTCGCACGGAGGCCTTCAAGGGCGGCAAGCTCGACCAGCGGGCCTTGGCGGCTCTCTTGACGGCGGGAGCGTCTAAGGACGCGCCGACGGTGAACTGAGCCGGTGGCCTTCGACGCCGCCAAAGAGATCACTCGCTGCAAGCACGACTTCCTGTACTTCTGTCGGAAGTACCTGAAGATCGTCAGCAAGACGGCGAAGTTGATCGCCCTGCACCCACGGCCGGAGCAGCTTGACGTCATCGAGCGTCTCGAGTTGAACCCGTGGCTGTACATCCTGAAGGCGCGTCAGATCGGCTACACGACGATCATGGCGGCCCGCCTCTTTCATCGCTGCCTGTTCAACCCGAACCACCGGGTGGCGGTGACGGCTCAGGATGAGGAGGCGGCGAGGGCCATTTTCGAGAAGTACTCGACCTTCTACGACCACCTCCCGGACTTCCTGAAGTTCCCGCTCACGACGAAGACCACGACGGAGATGGCCTTCTTCCATGGGGGCTACATTCGGGCGGCTACGGCCGACTCGAACAAGTGGCACGGGAGCACGTACCACGACATCCACGCCACCGAGTTCAGTCGGTATCGGGACGTGGAGAAGTTCGTCAAGGCGGTGTTTCAGACGGCGGGGCCGAACGCCAGCATCGTCCTGGAGACGACGGCTAACGGGCACAACGAGGCGAAGAAGCTCTGGGACCAGGAGGATGACGGGTTCGAGAAGCACTTCGTCCCTTGGACGGCGCACAAGCAGTACAGCCTCCGGGTGAAGCCGAAGGGTCTGCGAATCACCAAGGAAATCAAGGCATACGCGAAGGAGCACGGGCTCACGCGGGGCCAGATGTTCTGGGCGCAGAAGACGCTCAACGGCAAGTGCTTCAAGAAGTGGCGCACGTTCAAGGAGCAGTACCCGAACACGGCGGAGGAGGCCTTCGTCAGCTCGGGGGACCGGGTGTTCCCGGACCGCATCTACTTCTCGGGTGCGCAGGCGCGTCCGGGGCTTCATCGCTATGTCGAGAAGCCTGTCGCGTACCACATCTACACGATCGGGTGCGACACGGCTTCGGGCGCAGTGGATGGCGACTACAGCGCCTTCCACGTCTTGGACGTGACGAACAAGGACTTGCCTCGGACGGTGTCGGCCTACTACTCGAGGTCGAAGCCCTACGACTTCTCTGTGGCTGCCTTGGCGGAGGCGAAGCACTGGGGGGCGTTGGCGGTCATCGAGGACAACAGCTACGGCGCTGCGGTGGCGGAGCACTTCGTGCAGCAGGGCTACGCGCACCTGTACCGGCGCGTGAAGCACGACAAGATCGAGGACCGCTGGCTGTCCATCGTTGGGTTCCAGACGAACGTGAAGACTCGGCCTATCCTCATCCGGCGTCTGTATGAGGCCATCGTCGAGAACAAGCTCACGGTCATCGACGAGACCTTGCAGGGGGAGATCAACAGCTTCGTGTACGACCTCAAGAGCAAGCCGGTGGCTGACACGGGTCACCACGATGACATGATCATCGCCACGGCGCTGGCCCTTGCGGGGATGGACCAGATCGACGTGCTGGTCTCGGAGGTCGAAGCTCAGCGACCAACTAACATACGGGAAATGTTGGAGTTTGAGCTTGCAATGGGCAAAATATACACACACGGAGTAGGATCTTCACACAGGGCCATGCTACAAACAGTCGAGAGATCTCCCATCCGGGAGGTGCATAGACCGCGCTGACCCGAGCGACATCGGGCGGAGGTAATCCATGGGCATCCTCACCGAAGAGCAGGCGGAAGCGTTTGCGGAGAAGTTCGAGGATGCAGTGGATGCGGACGTGGAGGTGGCCCACGCCGAGCCAGAGGGCGAAGTCGAAGTCGAGGTCGAGGCTGAAGCCGGGGCCGCGGATGACGATGAGGTCGAGCTGGAGGGACCCGACGCTACCGAGGGTGAGGCGGTAGAGGCAGCGGAGGACGAGTCTGCGGAGGCGGAACTCCCGGCGGATGACAGTGAGCCGGAGAAGAGGCCTGCGCGCCGTGGCCACAGGGTCACGTACAGTCGCTTCAAGCAGGTCAACGACCGGATGAAGGCTGCGGAGGCGAGAGCCGCCGGGCTGGAGGCTGCGTTGGAGGCCGTGAAGGGCGTCTCTCGAACTCCCGAGCCAGATGACTATGTAGACCCGGAGTGGTCGACGGAGGCTGAGGCGCCGGACATGGCGGAGCAGGCCATGGTGAGCGTGGAGAGGCTGAAGCTCGATCTGGAGATCGGCAAAGCTCTCGAGGCCCACCCCGACGGACCCGAGGAACTGCGAGCGGTCATCGTCGATGCTGTCGTGCGGAACCCAGAAGTGACTGCGAGCCAGGTGGCGGACGCATACATGGCCCGACGGACTGTCGTGGAGGAGGCTGCGATCGCGCGGTACCTCGCGGAGCAGGGGATCGAGCCAGCGGCGGACGAAACGGAGCGAGCCCCCGCCGTGAAGGCGAAGCCGAAGGCGCCGAGGCGCCCACGGAAGTCGGGGGCGAAGGCCGGCCAGGTGGCGAACGCAGACAGGCCCAGGACCATCGAGGAGGCTTCGAACCGGGCAGAGTCCTGGTTCAAGACTCGCAACCCCTTCAGATAGGAATTCCTCATGGGCGCTACGATTACGACCCTCACTTCGCTCCTCAAGGAGTTCTACATTGGCCCGGTCAATGAAGAACTGAACAACGAGATCATGGTCGTCCAGTTGATGACCAAGGCTCGCGTGTCCTGGAACGGACGCCTCGCGTACTTCCCGTTCCACGCTGCTCGCAACTCGGGTGTCGGGTTCCGGGCCGAGAACGCGACGCTGCCGACGGCGGGCAACCAGACCTACCGGAACTTCACGCTCAACGCGGCCTTCGTCTACGGACGCTTCGAGGTCTCGGGCCCGGCCATCGCCTCGGCGAAGTCCTCGGGCGCGGGCGCCTTCATCGGCTGGATGGAGGCGGAGATGACCCGCCTCAAGGACGATGTCCGGGACTCGGTCAACCGGGCGATGGTCTCGGGCGGACGCCTCGTCGGCTTCGTCACGGGCCATGAGACCAACGGCACCACCCTGGCGTTCCGCGGTGACATCAACAAGCTCCAGGCGGCCATCGACGCGAAGGGCTCCGCGGTGACGGTGCAGGTCATCCGGCTCGACCGGCTCTCGGCTGCGACGGCGTACAACACTGTGTCCACGGGGACGGTGTCGGCGACGGACGCGGCATTGGGTCAGATCACTATCTCGTCGACAACCACGAGCGGTGGCGACCTGGGGTGGGCGCACGCCATCAACATCAGCGACGGCCATGCGAGCCTCAACTACCTCGACAACGAGCCCATCGGCATCTACGGGAACCTCGCTTCCCAGACGCTGTTCGGGGTCGCGCGGAACGCGGCGGGCGCCACGCCCGCGCCCATCCTTCAGTCGACGGTGCTGACGCAGGCTGTCGCGACGGGCGCGAACATCACCGGTGTCGCGCTCTCGATCCCGCGCATCCAGGTGATGTTCGACCAGCTCCTCCAGTACAGCGGGATGGAGCCGGATTGCCTGCTCACCTCGCCGCTCCAGCGGAACCGCTACACCAACCTGCTCACCGCCACGCTCCAGACCTGGACGAACAAGGCGGAGAAGGGCGACGGCGGGTTCTCGAACCTCTCGTATGGGAACATCCCGTTCAAGACGTCGCGCCACTTCGACAACGGCCAGATCATCTTCATGACGCTCAAGTCGTGGAAGTACGCCGAACTCGAGCCGGGCGGCTTCGCCGACCTGGACGGCGAGGTGCTCAGCCGCGTGTCGAACGCCGATGCGTGGGAGGGCTTCTACAAGTGGTACTACAACGTCATCTGTACCCGCCCCAACTGCAACGGGATCCTGACCGGCCTCACCCTCCAGTAGGGGACTGACTTGGACGTCGTACACTCCATCCTGAACGCTCTGCTGAAGGTCGGGTCGTGCGGCGTCCTCGTCATGGTCGCGTGGTACATCTGGGTGCTCGCCGCTGAGAGGCGGCGGGCGCTCATCCCGCGCACGGACATCTCTCCAACCGCCTACCTCGGAGGGTAGCCATGGCCGGTCCGTATGGCTCGTACACCCTCGCCGCCCGGCAGCGAGCGGCCCAGGGGATGATGGCGCCCAAAAACAAGCGCGAGAAGGCCGATGACATCGGCGGCTACATCGGTGGCGGCATCGGCGGGGTCCTGGGCGCCATGTACGGCGGCCCCCTCGGCGCGTATCAGGGCTGGGGCTCTGGCCGGCGCTTCGGGGAGGCCGCCGTGGGCGGCCACCGCAAGCTCGGCGAGGGCGACGTGGGCGGCTTCCTCCAGAGCGGCCCGGAGGCTGTCTCGCAGGCCGTCGTGGGTCAGCAGGGCATGGCCGGCATGAGTGGCATGGGCGTGTCGCAGAGCGTGAATCCGGGGATGCAGGACATCGCCAGCAACACGCGGGACAAGTGGTCCTACCAGAAGGGCGCTGGGGGCGCGATCGACGTGCCGGGCTACTACCAGGCGTACGGAACGGGCAGTCAGCCGGTCCCGGAGGCGGCGATCACCGAGGGCGCGGGCGGGGTCTCGGGCAACGAGATGTTCAGCTCGGATGAGATCGACACCCTCGTGGGGATGTTCTAGTGGCGATGTTCAGCCGCAAGAAGCCGGAGACGCTGGCCTCTCCGACGTACTCGGTTGCCGAGGAGTTGAACGACAACGGCTTCCCGGCGAGCCCCAAGAAGCTCATCAGCCTGAGCCGAGAGGACAAGCTCCAGGAGGTCCGTCTGTGGGACCTCTGCATCCTCTTCTTGGAAGGCCGCCAGTGGCTCTCCTTCGACCGCCGGCTGCGCCAGTACGTGGTGGATCGCCGAGCGACGGACGATGACAAGCAGGCGACGATCAACCTCATCCTGAACATCTTCAGGAACGTGGTCAGCCGCCTTCAGATCTCCTACCCCTCGACGGTCGTCTTGCCGGCTTCTCCCAGCCCCGACGACATCGTGAAGGCCCAGTCCTCTGAGAGCGCCCTGCGCTACTTCTGGGCCCAGGCGGACCTCAAGGCGGTCATCGCCGACGCCGTCGAGTACTCGGCCACGACGGGCACCTCCGCCATCCACACCTACTACGACGAGGACGAGGAGAAGCTCGTCTCCGAGGCCATCCAGTCCTACGACCTCTTCTTCGAGAAGGGCGTCATCTCCATCGACGAGTCTTCGTGGGTGGCGCTGCGGACCATCCACAACCGGGCGGACCTCATCGAGGCCTACCCGAAACTGGAGACTGAGATCCTCCAGGCCTCTGGGATGGCCCGGCCGGACGACCAGGGCGATGGCGAGCCGCCGCCCAACCGCGTGGAAGTCTACGAGTTCTACTACCGGGACGGGCGACACGCGATCGTCATCGACGACATCTACCTGTACGAGGGGGAGCGCCAGACGAAGACGTTCCCGGTGCAGGTGGTCCACTACACGCGCATCCCTCGGCGCATCTGGGGCCTGGGCCTGATTGAGCCGCTCATCGACCTCCAGTGGCTCTACAACCGGACCCGCTCTCAGATCACCAACAACGTCGAGTTGATGGCCAACCCCAAGTGGCTCATCCCGAAGACGGCCGGCGTAGCCGCTCATCAACTGACGAACAAGGCGGGCGAGAAGGTCTACTACAACGCCGCGGGTGGCAAACCCTCCATGGTGGCCGGGGAGCCGCTGCCCAACTACGTGTTGGAGCATGCGATGCGGCTCCAGGTGGAGATGAGCGACGTCAGCGGCGCCCACAGCGTCTCCCTCGGCAAGCGCTCTGTCGGCGTCTCTTCGGGGCGCGCGATGGAGGTGCTCACCGAGCGGGACACCTCGCAGCTTCAACTCACGCAGACGCGCATCGAGCAGGCGGTGCGGAACACGGCGAAGTGCGCGCTCGAGTTGATGAAGGCGTTCTACACCGAAGAGCGCATGACTCGGATGATGGACGAGTACGGCAAGGTGGTCTTCCGGGCGCTGTCGTCTGAGAGCATCGTGGACGATCCCGAGATCTTCATCGAAGCCGGCTCCATGTTCCGGGCCGAGAGCCAGGACCGAGACCTCAAGGTCATGCAACTCGTCGAGTTGGGGATGCTGCCGCCCGAAGAGGGCATGAAGGAACTGAGCTTCCGCACCGGCAACTCCTTCATCTCACACAAGATCTCAGCCATCTCGCATGCCAGGGAGACGCTCTACGGCTGGCTGGCCAACCCGCAACTGGAGATTGAGATCTTCATGAACGATGACCTCGAGGCCTTCGAGCAGGTCTTCGGGGACTACATGCGGGAGCCGGCCTACTACGAGCTGCCCGTCGAGCAGCAGGAGTACCTGCGCAACGTGCTCGCGGAGATCATCACCGCTGGCATGCCCCCGGAGGCCCTCCAGGCAGCCCTCCAGAACCAGCAGGTGAGCCCCAGGCCCCAGGGTGGGGCCGGAGGCTCTCTGCGGCTCGCAGCGAGCAATCCCAACGCATCCATGCAGCAGCAAGTCCAAGGTAGCGTCGCGGCCTCCGATATGGAGAACCGCATCGGCGGAGCGGAGCGGCGCCTCGGCGGCGCAGACACCATGAAGTCCGGGCAGTTCGGAGGGATAGGCTGATGGCCAAGCGAGTGAGCCCGAAGGAGAAGGCCCGGCTGAAGGCCCGGCGGGCGGCGGCGGCCAAGAAGGGCTACCCCGACTGGGGCATGGCACGGCACGCCTCCAAGGACTGGGAGAAGGCCGCTTGGAGAACATCGAGCTTGGAGAACATCGAGTTTCGAATTCGGCGGGACGACAAGATGGCGGCGGCGGCCAGGGCGTTGAAGGCCGGGGAGAAGGCCAAGCGTGATGCGAGAAAGAAGGCCCGGAAAGTGGCGGCCCGGAAGATGATGAAGGTTGAGCGCGTCAAGCGGGCGGAGTTGTATCAGCATGCCATGCTGAAGAAGTTGAAGTCCGACGCTGACAAGGTCAAGGCGTACAAGGAGGTCAAGAGGGAGAAGCGGGCGGAGAGGCTGAAGCACCCCGAGAAGCACTCCGAGGTCGCTAAGCCGATGGAGCCGATCAAGGTCAAGAAGAAGAAGAAGAAGCGGAAGGGCAAGCCGGCCAAGCCCCTGTACGACTACCAAGGCAAGAAGTGAACGTAGGCCAGGTCACCACGCTCTTCAGGAACTACATCGACGAACCGGACGAGTCCTTCGTCTCGGATGCGACCGTCCAGGTGTCCCTCGCCGTGGCCTACGAAGAGTTCCGCCACACCGTGATGCAGTACGACCCGCAGAAGTACGAGACCTCCGTCAGCATCACAGTGTCCGGGACCACCTACGACCTCGGCGAGGGCGCCTCCGCGGTCTCCATCCTGGGCACTGACGCCAACCTGACGCATCCGCGGTTGATCAAGCTCAACAACATCGCCTCCATCAGCGCCTCGGGAGCCATCACCCGGGTGTGGCGCTCCTACGGGTCCATTCAGGCGCTCCAGCGGGCTACCGACGGCTACACGCTCCAGAACGCCACGCTCCATTTTGCCTCGACGGTGGCGGCTACGCTGAAGGTCTATTACGTCCCGGACGCCGCCTACAATGCGGCCCTGTCGTCCGGTATCGACTGGTCCACCGCGGCGACCTACATCGACGACCTCGCGCCCTTCCACGACATGATCGCCCTCTACGCCGCGCAGCAGTACAGCGTCCTCGACGGCGCCTCTGCGGAGCCTCAGCAGCTTCTGCTCGGGCAGCGAGAGGTCAAACTCATGGAGTACCTGAACTTCCGCCAAGGGCCGGCGAACCAGTACGTGCAGCGGGTCCTCGACGAGGACTGCTACGCCTGATGGCGACGCCCGCCCAAGAGGTTGAGGTCCTGCTCGGGGGCTTGGTCGCACGCGGGCCGACCAAGGGCCCGTTCGCGCTCAACATGCTCTGGCGCCGGGATGCGTGGGACGTTCGGAAGGGCTTCGGGACGGTGGCCGAGGTCGACAGCCTCCTGTCGAAGAACATCGACACGAGTTCGACGGAGGAGTGGGGCTACGTCGAGCACCTCGGCTCCTACGCCATGCGCACTGCCTTCGGGCACGACCAGATCGTGTCCGTCTTCCGGCAGCGCGCTCACACGGGCGGGGAGGGCGACCGTAGCACGGTCCTGCCCCTCTACAGCCTACACGTCTACGACCTGACCACGAGAGAGCGCTGGGAGGAGGGGCTCTACCGGAGGACCTCGGAGATCACCCCCGAAGTTCTCGCCATGGCCCGGTGGTATGGCAACTACGAGACCGCCAGGGACAAGGACAACCAGTCGTGGTATCGGGCTGAGGCTGGTGACTTCTTCTGGTTCCAGGAGTTCGACGACGTCCTCTTCTTCGGCTCCAAGGTCGCGGGGGTCTGGGCCTACCTCCCGGGGACGTACAACCGCCCTCGACGGACCATGGTCGACAGCGTCGATGACCACGAGTGGGCCGAGCGCTACAGCGAGAGCGCCTGCGTCATCAAGGTGGCCCTCGCAGACGGGCTCAGCCAGGACGCCTACCCCTACCTCGACAACGCCGAACTGACTGGGGTTGTCGACTGCGCCGTTCTCGACGGCCATGTGGTCTACGCCACTGAGCGTCGGCTCTGGTTCAGCGACAAGGGCTTCCCCACCGCGGTCATCGCCGTCAACGGGGTCACCCTCACGACGGAGTACCCCATCACGGCCATCGCCGAGCAGTACGGGAGCATTTTCGTGTGGACCGAGCGGGAGACCTGGCATTTCCAGCCGGCGCAAGGCGACCTCTTCGACACCGGCCGCATCACCCGCCTGAGCGAGAATGTGGGCTGCATCGGCCCGAGCGCCGTGGCCAGGCTCGGAAGCGCCGTCGTCTGGGCCGACACCAACGGCGTGTACCAGAGCACGGGCACGGGCGGCGTCACGCCCATCGGCGGCGCCATCACCGCCTTCTTCACCGATCACGTCACCAATCCGCTCACCAGCTTCTACCAGCAGAGCGGGCACACTGGCTTTGCGGCCGACGGGCCGCGCACGCGGGTTCGGTTCGACCCTCGCGGCGCCCACCTGACCTACGCCCCGGAGTTGGGCGCGCTCATCCTCGGGGTCCCGGGGCAGTCGGCGGCCATGGTCCTCAGCGACGGCGAGTGGTCGATGTGGTCGACCGAGAGCATGGTCTACACCAGCGGCGCCCCCGCGGAGGCCTACGGCGGGTCGACTGCCAACATCCCCAACCCCTGGTTCGTCGCCCTCCGGGATGACCTGTTCTGCGTGGCGGGGCCATACGTTCAGACGCTGACGGACAGCGCGCAACGTGACGGCGGGAACCTGAACGACAACACTGACTCGAGGGCGATGTTGATCCTCGAGCACGGGCGCGGGGGTGCGCTGGACCGCTCGATCTCCAGCACCCCCTACCCGAGGTTGCCGGAGGATCGACGGAGCGTCATCCGCAAGTGGTTCAAGGACGAGCAGGGCGGGACCCCGCTCAACAGCCGTGTCTACATCGATGAGTGGATCCCGCTCTACCCGGGGTACGCGCTGCCCGTGAGCGCCACGACCTCCGGCAACACGGTCTTGCTCCCCATTAGCGTGGTCGTGCCGGACGACGCTGGCAACTACGGCATCTTTGGCACCGACAACCTCACGCTCTACATCCGCTTCGACGCCACCCACTGGACGCCGGTCGGCACGGGCGTCGGCACCAACATTGACTACGTGCTGCCGCCAGAGCGGCAAGCGTCGGTCGCCCAGTGGGTCAACGTGGATGTGGTGGCTGCGGGAACTGAGATTCGGCTCATCTGGGATGTGGGCGGCGGCGCGCGGATGGACCTCATCAACGGGCGGAAGTCTCCGCTCATCTACATCCCCATGGCGCCAACAGGTTCAGGGGACGACCTGAGCGCCATGGGGCTGTCCTGGGGCGTGACAGCGGCCTCCACCCTCAAGGGTGCCGTGCCCGGGACGCATCAGCCGACGCTGTTCGCCTGGGAACAGTACGACCCACGCAGCAGCCGCCACTCTGCCGATGACGTGGCGCAAGCCGTGGACTACGCCTACAAGACGGATCAGGTCGGCCTTGACGAGGGCCGGCAACTCAAGGCCCGCGGGCTTTGGGCGCGCATCATGTCGCATGGGAACGCCACGACCAAGATTGTGAGCGCCTGGACGGCAGGCGTCTACAACGTCCTCGTCGGCAGCGACCAGAAGGGCTGGCAGGCCCAGGTGCTCGACCACTCCGGGACGACGGAGGCCATCAACCAACTCGAGAGCAAGACGACGGTCCGCACGCGCATCAAGGATAGTGGGGACTCGCTGCGCAACGCGACCTTCAACACGACCAACGTCACCCACGGGGACGTCAACGACGGGACGGCTGGCACGTACATCATCGGCGACGAGCAGGTCTCTGAGATCGCTGTGTCCAGCAGCACCAAGGGCTCCCGCTTCTCCTGGATGGTCTTCGGCTTCATGCGCAACCGAGCGGAGCGCATCACTATCGAGTCGCTGACGGCGACCTTCCGGGTCACGAGCAGGTCTCGTCGCCGAAGGGGGCGCTGATGCCCCGGTTCTCTGAACGGTTCTGGCCGCGCACCACGACGTCCCTTGGCCAGGCGGCTGCGGACGCGCTCCGGGAGGAGCAGGACCGGCTCGCCCGCGAGCAGGTGGGGCGCCTCGTGGACGGCCTCGCTCTCACGCCTGCTGAGGACCTCCTTCAGTTCCCCCGGACGACCTGGAACGCCTTCAACCTGGCGGCGGGCGCTCGCCCGCTTCCGACCATCGACGTCGTCGACACCGTTGTCGCCTCTGCGGCGCAGCGCACGGTGGTGTCAAACGCGGTGACGGTTCGGGCGGACGCGAGGTTCGAGGGCCTCTTCTTTCAGGGAGAGGCCGGCGCCCCGTTGGTCACCATCGATGGGGCGGTGGCCACCTTCCATGGCTGCATCTTCGATCGGGGCCCGGGGTCGAGCGAGGGCTGGGCGTCCTTCCTCAACAGCGCACAAGGCATCTTCGTTGGTTGCTGGTTCGTCGGAGACGCGACGCCCGCGGAGATCGTGGTCAACACAGGCGGCGCTGCCGACGTGCAGATCGTGGCCTGCTATCAGCGCACGACGGGCCCTGTCGCGTGGGGGGCCAACACGACTCAGGTGGGGGTGCTGTAGTGGCTCGCGAGGTCACCAAGGAGCAGTTCGCTGACGGGACGACCATCGACGGCGACCGTATCGACCGGGCCATGCAGGAGACGGTCGATCGCTTCAACGCGGTGCGGAAGGGCGACCTCGCCAACCGCTTCCTCAAGAGCACGTTGGCGATGGGGTGGCAGCCGCGCATCAATGCGTCTGCCGGGACGGACTTCCCGTTCCTTGATTGCACCAACGACAGCGCTGCGAGTGCGCCGGTTCGATATGAGAACGAGTCCAGGGTGAAGGGGATTCAGGCGCCGGGGCTCACGCCTGGCGGCGCCAGCACATCGAGGTACATCGGCTGCACGATCCCCGTCCGGTTCCCCTCTCCGGTCATCGTCGATGATGTCGTCATGATGCTGAACGTCGAGCATCTCAGCGCAGCAGGGCGGGTCTATACCAACGGGTTCACCTACGGCTCCTCTCCGCCGAAGGGGTTCACGAGCACTGACAGCGTTGAGGACCTGTCGCTGGTGCTCCAGGTGGACAGCCCGCTGATGCCGGAGGACCAGCGGCTGGCAGACAAGGTCTTCGCCTACCACCGCGTGCAGTTGCTGCGGGACAAGTTCTGGCAGGTGGACCCGGGGACGCCGCCGGCCAACGACATGACGCTGGCGGACGGGACGGCGTTCAGCACCGTGTCGGGGGTCTACTATCGCGCCAAGGACCTCGCCATTCCTCTGCCGGCGGGGGCCAGGCTCCGCATCCACCTCGTCCTCCCGAAGTACCCGGCGGTGACGGTGTCCGGCTGGGGGACAGACCCGATCACCATGCAGACCTACGACCTCAACGTCTGCATTCTCGAAGAGGTGGCCTGATGGCGAAGGTCACCCGCCGCAGGCTGTCTCGCGGCCACAAGTTCGAGGTCAGCGCCACCAACACCGAGGGCCACGTCTTCCCCGAGCTGGAGGACATGGCGGGCGAGTTCACCGGCGGGCGCATCTCAAGGGACCAGATGGAGACCCCCGACGGGATCTTCCATGTGTTCCTGCACATGCCGTGGCTCGACGCGGACTACATCTACCCGCAAGTGGGCACGGCCCCGGTGGGGAGCGGTCCCGGCACCGAGGACAGCAACTACGGCATTCCGTTCATCCTGCCGCCCCTGCGCGAGGACTTCTCCTACACGACGGATGATGACGGTCAGAAGTCGATGGTCCTTGACGAGGGTGTGCCCATCCCCATCCTGGAGTCCATCTCGTTCGGGTTCGACACTCGCTCGGAGCCTGCGCTCATCGCCGGGCGGTACTACGGGGGTACTCCGCCCGCAGTCACCACGGCTGCTGGCATGCTGGACTACCAGTTCCCGCCAGAGTTCGAGATTCGCCTGTCGCTGGTCTCCAGGCAGCCACGCTACTTTGTGGACAGTTACACCAACACGCAGCCCTCTCCAGACGACCTCCGACCAACCGGCGAGGTGTGGTCGGCGACGCTCACCTCGGAGGCCTTCAGCGCCTACGGTCTCCGGGACAACCCCATCCTGTTCAAGGACATCAACCGGGCCATCGATCCGAGTCTCACCTACGTGTGGGTCATCCGGGCGGAGGGGCTGCTCGACCTTGTCGGCAACCTTCAGTACGCGCTGGTGTCCGTGACGGCGGACCTGCGGTTCAGGATCGAGTTGCAATCTCCGGTGCAGGACCTGTCGAGCGCGCAGAACAGGCCCACGATTGTTCAGGCGTCGCCGTCGGTGACCATCACGGCCCCGGGCATCGGGCCGCCCAACCCGCCCATCCTGGCGGACGGCGCGGCTGGCATCCAGACGGGCATCGACAACATCGACGACGTCTTCGCCGCCAAGCTTGGCGGCGGGTTCGGTCGGCACGGGGAGGGGTCTCTCGACCGCGTCCTCTCTGACTACGGGTGCTACGATGTGATCGCGGTGCCGCTCTTCAACGCGCGCCTCAACGGGGGCATCGACGCCAACGACGTGGCCACGGAGCCATACTCTGGCGCCGCCACGGACCCGCTCTTCGACCGTCGGCGGGTCGTGCTCACCCATCCGTTCGTTCTGCACCGGGCCATCCTGGCCTGGAACTGGCAACTCTGGACGGCGGGCGCCCCGCAACCGACGGCCATTCCGACCAAGGCCACGTTCCAGGTGGATGTGGGCGTAGGCATCGGCGCGGGGCTGCGGTCCGACAGCGGCATCGTCTACGACGACATCGCCACTCACACGATGACGAACCCGCGGACGCCCGCCACATGGGAGACCAGGCTCATCGACAAGATTGCCATCAAGCGCACGTTGCCGACACGGACGGGGACGGACTGGGACCTGGAGTTGCACGAGTTAAGGATCGTGGGCACCACGGTGGCCGGCGTGAGCTTCCAAGACCAAGGCGAGCGGGTCTACATGGGCCAGACGTGGACACCGTTGGGCGCACGCGAGAATATCGGCACAGCGGCTGCTCCATATACTCCTGGCGCCCCGAACTGCGCTGGCGCTGAGCAGTTCATCGAGGTGCGGATGAAGATCCAAGACTCCGCCGCGACCATCGCCGGTGAAGTCGTGAGCGGCTACGGTGGCCACTGGGTCTATCTCATCGGCCGCAAGTACCTGACGAGGTAGAGCATGGCACAGAAGGCTGGTATCGCAACGAAGAAGCGCCTTGAGGCAGCAAAGCCAGGCATCAGCGCTCAGCAGGCCGAGTGGGAGCAGGGCCAGCAGTACCGCCAGCAGGCAGCCGCCGGCATGAGCGGGGTGGCCGACGCCTCTCAGCGCAAGTACGAGAGCATCCGTGACGCTGTCCCGGGTGGTCGTGCTGCCATCCGGCAGCAGGCGGCGCAGCAGATGGCTGCGGGCCGTGGGCTCGGGTCTTCGTCGAGCCACACGGGGCTGATGCGTCAGGCGGCGATGG